TCTGCGTCCTCGGAGCCGACAGCACGAACGACTTCGCCACCCGGTCGGTCGCGGCGTCGAAGAAGCTGTCGAAGGGCTCGGTGGACAGCTGCCAGCCGTCCTTCGTCTCGATGGCGGCCTTGAGCGCCGAGGTGATCGTCGCGATGGTGGGCGTGGTCATCGGAGGAAGAACCCAGGGTAGCGGTTGCGTGTGCGCTGCCTGGGAGCCTCCTCGGCGTCGTCAGGCGCGTAGACGAACTGGACCGACTTCTCCTCCGCCCGAGCCATCTCGAGGTGCTCTGCGGCCCGCTGGGCGTACGTGTCGCCGCCGCCACGGTGCGACAGCGACTGCAGCTTCAGCGCGATGGTGAGGTGGATGACCCAGAGGCGGATCGAGCTCGGGTCGAAGATGAGGTGTGGGCGACGGCCCATGTTCCGGATCTTCGACTCCACGATGGCGAAGGCCTCGGTGAGCTGGTCGTCGAGGTCGGTGTCGCGGTGGATGGGGTCATTGCCGTTGGGGTCCAACGCCGGCGCGTGTCGGTACACGTCCACGCCGGTCACCGGGTTGTAGAGCCGGTGGCGTACCACCTCGGCGACGTTGCGGAACCGGTAGGTGATGCCGCCGATGACCAGCTCCCAGACCACGCGGTAGCCCTCCGCCAGGCCGAGGTCCGACGGCGCCGAGTAGCTGTAGATGGCGACGGAGTTGGCGATCCCGACCACCTCGGCGTCGACGATGGCGACGTTGTTCGGGTCGTAGATCGTGATGGTCCCCGACGTCGGCTCCACGAGGGAGTCGTTGTCGTAGATGGGGCAGGTCAGGTCGTTGACGAGCCCCCGCTCGACGGTGTCCACCGCCGGGCATCGGGCCTGGTAGGCGTTGTCGCGGGTCGCCGGCATCGGGGCTCCAGATCAGAGGTCGACGGTCTCGCCGAGGATGGGCTTGCGCTGCTGGGACGGCCCGTCGGGGTCGATCTCCTCCAGGCGCGCAGCGATGGCGTCGGCCTGGCGCTGCAGCTGGTTGACCCGGGCCCGAGTCGCGGAGTCGCGCTCGGCGAGCTGCGCCTTGGAGAGGATCCGGTCCTTGAGGTCCTCGAGCATCTCTTCGAGCTTCCACCGCTGCGGGTCGGGCAGCTTGCCGGACTTGAGGAGCTCGTCGAGCCAGTCGCAGTAGCCAGCCTCGTTCACCGTCAGGCGCTGGGTGCCCGGGTTGGCCTTCGTCCAGATCGACAGGTACGCGTAGCCGCCACGGACCGCGACGCGGTGGATGTAGCTGCGGCCGTTCGGCGACCACTCGGGCTCGATGATCGTGTACCCCTTCTTCCGCCAGACACCGACGGTCTGGGTGTAGATGGGCCGGCCCTTGATGGCGTCGCACTGCTCTACGCCCGGCGCCAGGACGACCTTCGCCAGCAGCGGGATGCAGCGGTCGCCCATGACCGTGAAGCGGGCCGGGTGGTAGGCGTAGAAGAACGGGCTGTCGGGGTGCAGCTCGGGAAGCTGGGCGTGGCCTCGGGTGACTGGCGCGCCGAGCTCGACGAGGTCCTGGCCGCCGTTCGTGGCGGGCTTGTCCGCAGCCGGCTGCGCGCCGCGGGACTTGGTGCGTGGCATGTCCTCTCCGTGGAAGGTCCTCCCCCTCGAAGTCGGGAGGAGGACACGTCGCCACGACCTACCGGGCGCACTGCAGGCTCACGGCCACGAGTGGGAGGACCAGGTCGGAGGCCACCGTGTACGCTGCGGTGACCTCCTGTGGGTCAGGCGTCGGTGATGATGCCCACGCCGGCGGCATCCTGGCCCTCGGACACACCGAGCCAGGCGGTGCCGACGTTCGCGGTGTCGCCCTCGAGCGCGCGCCGCTCGATCTCGAAGAGGACCTTGTCGATGATGACCTGGGTCGACGGCGCCGTGATGCGCGGCGTCATGTCGGCCCAGAGGACGGCGCCAGGCGCGACCATCATCCCAGCGCGGTCCGCGCCTGCGTTCACGGTCGGAACGCGGGTCGAGGTCCACACGGTGACGCCCGCCAGCGTGCCCTGCAGGCCGTTGCCGACGCGGTCCCGGAGGTCCTGGGCGGCCTCCTCGTACTGCAGCGTGCCACCGGCGTTGTTGTTGAGGTCGTCCAGGATGTCGGACCACTGGGTCGGGTGGTAGATCGCCAGCAGCGGGCCCTGGGCGTTGTTCACGTGCAGCACGCGCTTGGCATCCAGGTGGTTCTGGACGGTCGCGTTGACGCCCGTCGAGCCGACCGAGTTGGAGAAGCCCGTCGCCAGGGGCGCCACCATGCCCACGAGGCGCTGGTTGCGTGCCGAGACCATCCAGCGCGCGAACTCGAACTCGTCCGCGGGGCCGGTGTTCACGGCACCGTCGGTCGGCCGGTAGGCGAGGCCCTGGCGCGCGACGGTGACGGTGACGCTGTCGTCGGTCAGGTCGGTGACCGACAGCGCGGTGCCGTCGCCCACGGCTGCCATGACGTCGTAGCCATCGGAGCCGACGAAGCCCTGCTTGATGGTCAGGGTGCGGGAGCCCTGGAGGTCCCCGACGTAGCCCCGGCTCAACACCGGGTGGTTGGGGAGCTGCTCACGGGCAGCGAGGAGCGCCATCGCCTCGGCGCGGATGATCTGCGAGACGCGAAGGTCAGACAGGGTTGCGTAGTCGAATGCCACAGGTGGCCTCACCGGTCGTGAGTCCGTCCTCCCGTGGCAGTTGGGGCGCCCGTTCCGCTCGGCGACAGCTGGGGTGCCCGGGTAGGTCCGTCTCGGTTCTGGGGGGACCTACCGGGCGTCGTCAGCGGCGCCTCCGGATCTGGTGCTTGACCTTCTCGTATTCGGTCCAGTCGCCGGACTCCTGGCACCGCTTGATGAGCGCCTCGACCTGGTCGTCGGTCCAGACCGCATCCGCCGAGGGCGGACCCGGCTGCTTGCCCCTGCTGGTGTCCGGCGGGCGCTTCGTGCCACCGCCGGTGTCGAGCCCCGACAGGTAGGGCTGCAGGCCCCGAGGCGCCGGGTTGTCGTCCCCGAAGCCCTTGAGCCAGTCGGTGAAGCCCGGCTTGTCCTTGTCGGCCGTCTCGCGGTGCGCGCGGTCGTAGTAGAAGCGGGCTGCCTCGAGGCCCTCCTCGTCGAGCCCCATGCGAGCAGCGACGAGCTCCTCGGCGTGGGCGGCCTTCAGCGCCTCGAGCTGGGAGGCGTGGCCGTCGATCTCCGACAGGCGGGGCTCGTGCTCGCGACGCCACGCCTTGAGCTCCATGTAGTCGTTGTAGACCTCATCGAAGCGGGCCCGGGGGATCATTGGCTGTCGCTTCGGCCGAGGCTCCGGGGGCTTCGGGTCCGCCGGCGCCGGCGTGGGGGGCGGTTCGGGCGGTGGCTCGTTGGCCATCGCCGGTGAGCAGGCCAGCAGCAGGGCCAGCAGCAGCGTTCTCATGTGTCCTCGGGGGTCGGTGGCGCCGGCGTCGGTGCCCGGGCCGGTGGTGTGTTGGAGAGCACGATCCCTGCGTTGTGCAGCCGGGTGTGCGCCTCCTCGACGGAGATCAGTCCACGGTCGAGCAGCCGCTCCACCTCGTCGAGGACGGCCTTGCGCTCCTCCTTCGACAGCGGGAGCGCCTGGTAGGTGATGGCGTAGCCGCTCTCGGGGACGGCCACGCGGCCCTGCGCCAGGTTCACGCTCGCCGCGATGACGGTCAGGAGCTGCAGGTCGGCCGCCTTGAACGTCGGTTCGTACGCCCGGGAGGCCTCGCGCTTCTGCTCGCGGTCGATGGCGAGCGCGTAGCCGCTGCGAGGGTCGCCGGATTTGCGCAGGATGCCGGCCTCGGCGCTCGCTGCGGACCCGAGGACCCGACAATCGTAGCGATCCGAGACGTCCATCATCTTGTCGATCTCGGCGCCGGGGCCCCACTGGAACGTCGTCGGGGTCCCGGTGAAGCCGCGCTCGGCCGTGAGCTGCAGGACGAAGGTCGCGTCTGCCTGGATGCGTCGTGCACCGTGGCCGTCGCCGTTGGCGTCCTCGTACTCGCCAGCGAGCTCGGCCCCGATGGTGCCGCGAACGGGATGCCCGGCGTGGGTCATCGCATGGAGCGTGTGCGACCAGTTCACGCCTGCGTTGAGCGTGCCTTCGACGACGTCGAGGAGCGCACGCGGGTCGAAGAGGCGGCCCGTCTTGCGTGCGTGGTAGAGCACGTACGGCAAGAACGGCACACCGGTGGCGAGCCGGTACGGGTAGGCCTCACCGGAGATCGGCTCACCCGCGATGACCGGCCCCCAGTCGACGCCCGTCTCGGCGTCGACGATCTCGTACGTCGGGTTGTCCAGGTCGCTGACGTCGAGCTTGTCCCAGTACCAGCCGGGCTTCCCCTCCTTCGGGTGGCCCGGTGGGTGGGTCCGCCGCGCCACCTCCTCGACTCGGACAGGGACATCCGGTGCCGAGATGTGGGCGCTGGCGATGACTACATCGGGGAACACCGGCCGGAGCACCAGGTCGAGCTGCTCCCCGACGGTCCGGACCTGGACTGCGACGAACATCTCGCGGAGTCCAATGGTGTCGCGCTGAACCGTCTGCATCAGCGGCGACCAGCCGGCACGCTCGAGCAGGTCGGTGAGGAACTCGGCAGCCTCTGGAGCGTCCTGATGGCCGAGGAAGGGCGTCCGGTCGTAGAGCACGGAGACCTGGTCGCAGTAGGCCTTGAGCGCGTTGCTGTGGAGGTCGACGCCACCGACGGCGTCGGCCGCCGTTGCGCCCACGCCCCACTGCTCGGCGACGACCGCACCGACGTGCTCGATGACGCGAGCCTCGAGGTCCCTCCGCCACTCGCCGTAGAGCATCCGACGCCGCAGCCGGGTGTGGTCCCAGCGGGCGACGACATCCGGGTCTTCCGGCTGCGGGATCTGGTCGGTGGCCTGCATTCGCACTCCCTCGGTGCGACCTACCGACCGTCAGGGGGCGCGGAGCCGGGCTCGACGTCGACGGCCCGGGACTCGGAACTGGCGGATGTACTCGGACAAGCCGTAGCGGGTTGCGTCGACGACGTGCTTGTGAGGCGAGTTGGGGCGGCCGTCGTACTCGTTCATGGCCGCCACGAACTTGCCGGCGCCCTCGTACTCGGCGGGCCCCTGACCGTAACGGTGGAAGAACACCGTGAGACCACCATCGGCGCACATCAGCTTCTGGAGCCACTGCTCGCCGTGGCGGAGGCTGCCGCGGCCGGCTCCCTGCCCACGCTTCGCCGAGTGGATGCGTGGCTGCAGCTGCTTCACCGCGCGCAGCGTTCTTCGCCGGTGCGGCTGGCGTCGCACGATCTCGCCGCGGATGGCCTGCTCCAGCGCCAGGTTGTCCTTCGCCATCGGGTCGTTCGTCGTGCGCTTGTCGCCGGCGACGTAGGCGAGGTTGTCCCAGAGGACGCCGTTGCGCTCGAGCATGTCCAGCACGTTGCAGGCGTCCTGGTGCACCGAGGTAGGCCCGTCGGAGACGTGCTCGTCGAGGATGTAGACGGGGTACAAGCCGCCCGCGCCACCGTCCGAACTGTCGACGATCCGGTTCTCGTCGATGCCGAGAAGGACGAAGGCCTGGTTGGCGCCCACCTCGCCGTGATCGATGCCGAGGACCAGGCGGAAGTCGAGGTCCGGTGTCTGGGTAACGACGTGCGAGCCCGGCGCCTTCGGGTTCGAGATGAACGCGGTGAAGGCGCGGTCGCCGTAGCGCTCTTCCCACTCGCCGTGAACGACAACGGGGACCTCGTGGCCCAGGCTCTCCCGGATGGTGCGGTCAATCCAGTCCTGGTCGCAGACGGTACCGCTGCTGGTGCGGTGCAGCCGGCGCCGGCCAACGGGTGTCAGGTGCTTCAGCTCGAGACGGTAGTGGATGTCGTGGACGCTGCCGCGTTCGACCTCCTTCCGGAGCCACTCGGTAGGCGCGTTGATCGGCG